CCTTACTTTTAATCCGGCAAGTTTCTCTTGCATAGTTTGTTCTTGAGCATCTTTTTCAGCTTTCTTTTCCTGATAAATATCAACGGCAAGAGCTTCTTGATTAACTACAAAAATATCCTGTAATTTCTGATATATCTGATTAAATATACTAAATTTATCACCACCAACCATTCCACCTTCAGCAAATTTATCTATCTTATCATTTGGAATGATCACACCAGGTGAAGCAGGCATCAAAATCTCTGGACCTTGTTCTCCAACTAAAACTGGCTTGTCTTTTTTAACAGACGCACCTTCAGCAGCAGCATTTTTTACCATAACTTCTGCCACTATCGGTTGCTTAGGATCAAGAAGTGTAAAAATACTATTTCTTACACTCTTTCCAAGATAACTAGCAATAGTAGAAAGTTGATTATTTATTAAATCAAATTTATCCATAATAGTGATCTTATAATTATCAGCAGCACCACTAACAATAGAAACAGGTATTGGTTTTATACCTGAAATCCCAGGAAGTTGTAATCTAGCAGGAGACGGCAATTGTGGTGTTCCTGGAGGAATAATTGGGTGAGTATTAGCAGGAATTGATTTACCGACGCCACGTTCAGAAATTCGTTCTTCTTGCGGTATATTAAAATACTCTTCCATCGTTTTAATCTGTCGTTCAATTTCACTTGTCGTCTGAATTTCTTCTTCTCGAGCTGTTATAATTCTTTTCTCTCTCATCGCTCGTAAAGCAGCATACACAGCACCAATCGTAACAGTACCAGTACCACCTGTTGTTAACCCAAGTAAAATTGGCAATATTCCCATAACAGCACCAGTAGCCGTAGCACCAGCTTGCCATTTAGCAGAAGTTGGCACACGTTCAAGTTGTCGCTCAGATTCGATTTCTTTCATTGAAATGGGTGTTATTGCTTCTCGAGTTTTAACACTCGATAAATCCGCAAGAGCGTCCATTAATGCTCTTTTAGAAACAAATGTTTCTTGTCGGCCACCTAAAAACCTTTCAGCTTTTCCTGTAAAATCTTCAGCAATACCCAATCTCCTAATAGATCTAGCAACAGTTTCTTTTTGTTCTAATCTTTTTCCAAAACCTGCACCAACTTTAGTATTTAGTATATCAATAAAATACATTAATTTACCAAGTGGTCCAGATCTAAAAGCTTTTTCTGAGGCTGCTTCTAAAGCAACCTTTTGACTTTCCTCCATCTTTTTAGCAGCTTCACCCGTCAAATATCTTTTTTCAGTAGAGCTCCAAACACCAAGTTCATCCATTCTACGTACTTGACCACCAAAAACATTTAACATTTCTTCTTGAATATAATATGTATTATACAGAACTGATCTAATTCTTTCAATTTGTTCTGGCAAGCCATCAGCAATATAAACTTGAGCTCTTTCAGCAACTGGACTAAATAACCCCGCTTCTTTTAACCACTCATCCTTATCTTTAATTTTAGCATACTCTTCACCAAACATCTTGTCTCGTCCAGCAGTAAGCGCTTTTTTACCTATATCAAACATCTGATTTGGAATACCGGGAAGAGTTTTAAAAGCAAATTTACCAAGACCTTTAGCAACATTATAAATAGCGTTAATGCCAGGAAGATTGAACGGATTAAGTCTATCAAACATATCTGACATAAATTGCTTAAAAGCTCCTGGCTCTTTCCGATTTAAAATATTTTGTTCAATACCAAAACCAGAAATTCTAATTGTCATAAGCTCAGCTAACATAAAACGATTAACATCTAATGTTGCTGAAGCTAAAGCCATTTGTTTAGTTTCAAAAGTTGATGCCATTTCAACAATAGTCTTAGATGGTGTATGAATCAATCGTGTCTGATCCATCGCAACTCCAAAAGACTCTGATTTCTCTTTCATCATCTTCTTCTCATCATCATATCCATAAATCTGAGCAATTCGACTCACTTCATGTTTTGGTAAGATCATTTTACCACGTAACAATCCAAAAGCAAAATTTGTGAGTTGAGTAAAAGGATCAAACTTAGTTTTAACAGTCGAGAGGGTACGTTCAAGAGCATCTAAACCTTTTAAAACGTCGCCTCTATCATCCTCACCTAAAACATCCCTACTATAATTACTTGTAAATCCTTTTTCACCTTTGTCTTGTTTTTGTTGATTAAAATCTGATTCAGCGGCAAGTTCTCCTCTTACTCCTGCAATCATCATATTTGTTTTTCGGATATCACCTTCAATAACCTGAAGAACCATAAACGATAACGTCTGAGGATCAATCCTACCAGTACTAGCTAATGTTAATATTTTTTGCATAGCAGGGCTAGCAACATCTCGACCAAAATATTTTCTTCCTAATGTATCTGGTGATTGACGAGTTGGTGTTAATCTTGCTAATTTAATTGATTTATAAATGGCCAAACCGACCTGCGCACCAGTTATACCTAATGCAACTCCCATCGGAGAACTCAATAAACCAAAAATTCCCTTATCAAGCATTCCAACACCACTAGATGCCGCCCCAGCAAGTCCACCTTTTTTAGCACCAGAAGCTATCGCACTAGAAACATGTCCACCAGTAATAAAATCTCCAGCTCCTTTAAGAGCTTCATAACCATGTGCTAAAAACCCTCCGCCCTCTACGGCGGATGATCCTTTTCCTTTAATAATATTTCCAGCAGTTCCAGTTAAGAAATGTTCAGGTCTGGGTGTATGTTTAAGAAGTCCTTGTCCACCACCAAGTAATTGTTGAGTATATCCTGGAAGAGTCATCAAATATCTAATAGTACTTAAACTATCAAGAGCTCTAGAAGCTTTTCCAACAGCTCCAAGTTGAGGAGTAAATTGTTTTTCATATCCAAGTCTTCTAGATTTCAACCCTTCCGACAATACTTTTGGACCAAGATATCCAGCTGCACCAATCATTCCAAGAGAGGATCTCATTACATTTTCAGGTATATTCATTCCTATACCTTTTAGTATCGGACTAGCATACATTGGATCAGTTAATGTAGTAGCAGCAATAGATGGCCACATCATTTTCTGCATAGCTGGAGAAGCAGTTTTTCTAAATCGTTTATACTCATCTTCTGCTATCCCAACTTCTGGACGTTGTTGTGTTTGTGAAGGTCTCATTTCAGCCTTCATTACACCACGCATAACATTTTCATTCAATCCTGGTATATTAGGACCAGCCATAATTAATTAACCTCTTTTAAAGATTATTTATCAAATGGAGAAAAAATCGGCATAAAAATTCTCCAATCTTCTCCTTGAATTATATCTTGTTTTACTGTATCTTGTTGATATTGTTGCGTTAAAGCTTCATCTTCTTGTATTGTTTTTGGTCTAGTGATAAATTCACTAACTTGATTTTTATTATCACTTTGAATAATCAATTTTGTATTCATCATATCAGCAGCAGATTTAATACTTTGAAAAAAATTCTGAGAAATTTGTGCGTTTGAAAAATCCAGAAGCGGCAAGATCTGAAGTTGTGTCATTTTTCTGACATAAGCACAAAAGCAACAAGCCATGAACATATCCGAATAACCGCTGCTCTTTATAATTCCACGATTACTTCTTTGAATTGAACTCATTTGAGCAATCAAATCCTGTGACTTTAATCTGCTCGGATACTCTTTTAAAGAATCATAAAGTAAAGAAACCATAAGTTCTTTTGATCTTGTATTTGTGTTAATTCCATATTCATGATCTTGCATATCAATCGATTGACCAGGAATTTCACTCTTCTTTAGATCTTTATAAACATGTGGAAGATAATTAAAATCTTTGACATGATAAAGTAAATGCTCAACAATAGCTTTTCCAATTGAATTATTTTCAATACATAATATAATTCTGGCCCCAACTATCTTGTATAGCCATTTAAATAAACTATCAACTACTTCACCATATTTTGTTAAAGATCCAAGACGAACATTCATTTCAGCAATTTGATTGAAATTTTTATAGGAGAAAATTTCAATCGCATTAAAAGCACCTCTAATAGAACTTGCCGTATCAACTCCTACTAAATAATAATCTTTTATATCAAATTCATTTATATAAAGATCTAATTTAGATTGATTCTGCAAATCTATGACAGATGATCTTGGAGCATAAATAAATTTTTGAAGCGTTTCATCATCAAAAATGCAGTTCGTTCCACCAACAAATAACAGATCAAGTTCCTGGTTAATCTGACGAGTATTAAAATTAAGTTCCTTCTTCTGTCTTTCATACCAAGCAATATCTTTTGTTGGATCTTCTGACCAATGATAACGAACTCTAATAAAACTATTTTTCGATGAATCTGCAATTGTCGTATCTACGTTCTCGTCCCAATCTTCAATCCCAGATTCTGAATCTACTATAAATAAATTATCGGATTCAACTGCTTTATCATACATCTCATAAAAGAATTTTCCAGTATCATCAACACCATTTGGCGTTGAAGTCATTAAGATAAAATATGGATAATCATTTTTAATAGCCTGTTCTCTGGCTTTAGAAATTGTAGGTTGTGCTGCTCCATATATATCCTGCATATGAGGAATAAACGCAACTTCATCTGCATAAATAATAGGAACTGATAAAGATCGTGATAATGTATCTGGGGATGTTGTTGTTGATGGATAAAAGGTGTCTAATCTTGATCCGTTTTTCAGTTCTAAATATGTCTTAATCTCACTTCTAGATGCATTTGGTACAGTCATACGCAACCAAGCTGGAAGATTTTTAATCACAAATTTAACTTTATTTAAATTCTCTTGAGCGGCAGCTTTCTGAAAGTTAAAGATAACAGCTCTGTTGTCAGGATAAAAAATAATCGCCCATGAAAGAATAGCAGCTGCAATACTCGAATTGTGTGTTGGTATCATACTTTCTCCACAAAGAAACATACCATCTAAATTCGCGACCTGGATACATCTGACCGGAACGGATTTAACTTTAGAAATGTTTTTTAAATAAACATTCCTATTTTCTCTCATAAATCCAGAACCATCTTGTCTCTCATGTTTTCTTTGTAAGTTAAAAACATAATATTTGTCTGTGGTGAATGTCAATTGGTTATATTTCTCTCCATCTATTATCCTACTAGAATACCTATTTTTCAAACCAAGAGAATTCAATAAATATCGAACTTGAGATAAGAGATTCATATCTTTTTGATAAAATTGACAGGTTCCACATTTATCCATACAATATCCATCAGAATCCATCAAACCTCGAAGTAATTCAAGACGAGTTTCGATAGAAGCGTATAAATATATATTCGGAATATGTTTATTATTAAGAAGATCATTATCTTTTAAAGTAGTAATCAATCCATAAATTGTAAATGTTCCACTACAATTACTTCCTTGTTGATACCTTAAATCACTATAAGCGTATCCAAGATTCTCAAGTATAACTACATATTCTTCATAATCTTCTTCATGACAAGAAATACATCCCTGAGATGATGTTCCATCACCAAGCCATAAACCCAAAACATATGGGTGTATTGGTAATTCATCATTTTGTGGTGATAAATTGATATTTTCTGGTAATGTAATTCTACACATTGTTGGATTTTTCCATTTTTTAATTTTTTCTTGAATATCATAAAGTTCTTTTGTAGTTTTGATTTTATCATCAAATCTACATGCAGAATTGGATACTTTCCACAGATGGTCTTCATCAGCAATTATACTAACATCACCATTATCAAATTCAAACTGATAACAATCATGATCAAACATAACATCTGTTGTTGCGATAACTTGAGTCGGATTTCCATTCCCATCTAATATAAAATCACCAACTTTTATTTCTCCCATTGTTGTATATCCACCACCCGCAAGAGGAATTGGTGTATCGAGAGAAAGAGCTTTGCCTAATTGTCTCGAGGCCATGAGCATAGCCATATGATGTCTGAAAATTATCCTAACGACACGTCTCAATTTTGGATGTAAAAACTCTTTAATGTATAATTGCTTTCCTCCATACTCTTTAAAATAAACATAATTGAGTATGAAATACAATGGATTTTGTCGACACTTTATCCATTCATTTACATTGTAGTCTGTAATGTCAACACAATTCGTTTCTTGAAGCATATTTAAAGATTGATAATCCTGAGTTAATAATAGATTATTAATCATTGGATCTTGTGGTGCTTGAATAATTCCTTGTTGCCCTAACATTTTTTGGTTGCCTCCAATTTTTGAGGCGGCAAGAACTTAAATTAATAAGTTCTTGCCGCCTCTACTACTATTCAATCGTAATTACAATTACAACATTATCAACATCCCAATAAATTATTGGTGGTACATATTTGACAATATCAAGTTTACTTTTTATTCCTCTAAAAATGTCATTATCACTTTTTACTTCAATTCCGTTATTCATTTCATTTGGAACAGTTGATGAATCTGTAACATAAACTTTTACAGATTTAATAAAAGGTCTGTTCGTGTGAACAAATTCCGTTATTAAACTATTATAAAATACAATAGAAGCACCTGTAAAACCTTTTTGCAAATATTCTGCAACAGCTAACTGCAAATTTTCTCTCTCTGTAGCTATGTCAATATTATTCTTCTGAATATAGTTCTTATCCGCTTTAACTTCAATTCTTATATTCATCGGAAGTGTTATATCAGGAATATTTATCCAGGCAGATCCACTCCACATATAATAAATGTTGGTAGTGAGATCCAAAACAAAATCATTTGCAATTGGTGAATAAAATGCCCACGTTGTCGTTCCAGAATCATATGTTCCAATTTCATTTGCATGTCCATCAAAAGCAGATCCACCTGTTGGTGTAGTACTTACTCGATATCGTGAAGCATCTAAAGTTACAGAAGGTGGAGCATTTCGGGTTTCAATTACTGGATCTAAAAAAATATAATCTGCATTTGAAAATATTG